GTTAAGGTTATCAGTACCAAGTCCAGCACCAGGAGCATATGGGTTCGCAACCAAGCCGTAGCGAGTTTTGAAACCAATCTTTGGTTGGAATGTGTTTGCATCAACTGCACGAACCATTGTTAATGGAACGTATGGGCAGTAGAACAATCCTGCATCATATGCAGTTGGACCACGGTAACCAACAGTGATATAATCTCCAGTTGAGTAAGGATCGATGAAGACCTTTAAACGACCGTTGATCATACCTGCGAAGGTATTACCTGTGTCATCAACTTGCAAGTTAGCAGCAAGTGCTGGAGTATAGTCAAGTACGCCTGCTGCAGCAAGAGCGGAAGCAACGTTGCTTGAGCAGATAACGATGTTACCTTTACCACGACGAGTTGACTTAGCGATTGCGTTAGCTTCAAGTTCCAATTGGAAAACAAGAGACTTGAACTTCTCAACAGCCCAACGGCCATCAGCATCTGTATCAAGATCGAATGAACCTTGAGCGACAGAAGCAATGAGAATACCACCAGTAGTAGCTTTAACATTTACTGTGTCGATGATCTCGCGGTTAATTTCACCAATGATTTCAGTGGTAAGAATATTTGCAAGTTCAGCTTCTGCATCAAGACCGTGAACGGACTTAAGGTCTTGTGCGATTTCCATCGTGTATTCAGCCTTAAGAGCACGTGTTTGTGCAGTTACGGTTGTTTTATCGATTGTGAATCCCATTTGACCGAAACCACCAGCAGCTGCAGTTTTACCTACAGGGGTAACGTTACCGGAACCGTCAGCAAGTGCAACATCGGCACCATTGCCAGTAAGTGCTTCACCGTCTGCAGTAGATACAGGACCAGAGAACGCAGTGTCAGGCTTATTGAAGAGAGCTTCAGCAGCGTTTGCACCAGCGTTGTTTTGGTATTGACTACGCATTGCGAAGATCAAACCAGTTGGCATGGTCATTGGTTGAACACCAGCAACATCATAAGCAATGATGTTTGGCATCGAACGGCGGACAAGCGAGATAAGTACTGGGTCCCAGTTCTTAACATCAGCAGATCCTACAGTGTTATCTTCCGCAAGGAAGCCGGATTGAGCACGTTCTTCGTGAAGTGCTTTTTCTTGGTTTTCAAGAAGTACTGCGGTAACAGCTTTTCTTGAACTATCTTTGAATGCTGGAGCATCTGGGGATTCCAGAACTGCAGCCCATTTCTTTTCTAGTGTTTCTGAGTTAAACATTTTTTTATAGTTGTTTGGGTTGGGTTATAATACAATTTTCTAGTTTACTTAGCAAGGTTTGATGCTTTACTAATACGACCTAGAGCTTTAACATAGTTCTGCATTGTTGGAGACAAATCGGAATTTGTATCTTCTTCAACAATTACTTCAGTAACTTTATAAGAACCTTTCGAGTCTTCTTCAATTACTTCAGTTTTGCCTTTGAAATAGCATTCTTTGATGGTGTTGACTTTCTTAGCGAAAGTTTCAGCATCTTCGAATTCAATTCCTTCGGCAAGTGCCTTTAGGCGATCTTGCTGCGTATCAGCAAGAGATTCAGCCGCTTCATCCAAAATCTTTTCACGAACCAAGGAATTAACTTGTTCGTTCAATTCTTCTGTCTTTGCGCTGTTTACAGACAATGCTTCTTCTGCGACCGTTAATTTTGTTTCCAATTCAGAAACAATATCTTTTTTCGCATCAGGAACTTCAATATAATGTTCGACAAAAACGTTCTTAAGGGCGTAGATGAAACTCTCCGCAACTTCTGTTCGTAGACCGCCTTCAATAGCGATCTTATTGTCTTCTACCCATGATTCAACTGATATGTCAAATAGTTATCAATCTTTTCTTCAAGTGTCTCGCGAATCTTCGCGGTTTCTTCACTTAATTGATTGTCGTAATCTTCTTGAATCTTTTCAACCTCTTCGCGAACGCGAGAAGTTAAAGCGACTTCAAAAATGATTCCTGCTTTTTCTTTAAATTCTTCTGAAAGGGATTCGTCAGCTTCAGCTAAAGTATTTAGATCAGAAACAAAATCAACAGATTCGTTCTTCTCTTTAGACTTCGCGATCGCAGCACGACGCTTTTTA